GTAGCCAATAACTTATTGAGAAAATTTAATAAAGATACAACCGCAGTAGTTTATGTGTTTGGAGCAAAAGACGCTGGTAGATTAAAAGGTGGTAAAAAGAAATCAGGTGGTTTAACTTATTATCAAGACTTAAAATCAAATACCAACAATTTAAAAGGATTTGAAGAACACGGATACATTTATACAGCACCAACGGTAAAAGTTAGTGGTATATCAAGTGGAACGGAAATAAGAAATCTATTGGGTAGTCCAAAGTTTGATGACAAGAAAAGACAACAAATATTTAAAAAGACATTTGGATACTTTGACAAAGGTATTTACAATATGTTAACAAATAAATTCAAAAAATTATTTGAATTTCATCAACAACCAAGAGTAAAACAATTAATGAAAGAGGTTAGTGGATTTGGTAGTCATTTTAACGCAAGTGATATGTCAGATGAAGGTATGTATGATTTTTTTGGTTCATTAGATGACTATTATAGAGTATCACCAGAACACGCAGAAATATTAGGTTGGGAAGTAATTGACCACCCAATTAAAGATTCAGAAGATATGATTTTTACTATTATGGCAGATGAATATGAAAAAGACCGTACTAAGACTGTAACTCACGGAAGAACTATTAATCAAGATAGAAAAAATACTGATTCAGTTGATAATCCATTTCCAAAATACAAAGAACGAATGAGAAAAGTATTATCAAATTTAAGATGGGAGGTGGTTAAATATTTTGGAGAGGAATCATTCACGAAAATGAAAGAATCACCATTATTAGCTAAACAAGATGTTAAAAAAGGTATTACACACATTAAGAAGATTCAAGAGGAATTTGCACAAGAAGTTAACTTATTAATAGAAGGTGGAGCATACGGACATATGAATCATCCATTTGATGATAATAATTTGACGTTTTCAGATTTGAAGAACATAGTTATTATAGGGTTAAGTGGACAGCTGAATCGTGAAGATAAGGTTTCTGAAAAACTTGACGGACAAAATTTAATGGTTAGTTGGGTTGATGGAAAGTTAAAAGCAGCCCGAAACAAAGGACACCTGAAAAATGGTGGTAAAACTGCACCAACAACCGCAGGTATCGCTAATATGTTTAGTGGTAGAGGTAATATTAAAACTGCGTTTGTAGGAGCAATGAAAGATTTAGAAAAATCAATAGGTTCGTTATCAAACACTCAAAAGAAAAAAGTATTTGGTAATGGAACCAAATGGATGAATTTAGAGGTTATATATCCACAAACAAGTAATATAATAGACTACGATGTAGCAGAGATAGTATTTCACGGAACTACCGAATATGATAAAAGTGGTAGAGCAAAAGGATACTCAAAAGAATCTGCTCGTATGTTACAAGGTATGATAAAACAAATAAATCAAAATATACAAAAAACATTTAAGATTAGTAAACCTAATTTCTTAAAGATGAGTAAAGTTCAAAACTTCGGTAAAAAGAAAGCTGGATTTTTGAGTAAACTAAATAAATTACAAAGTCAATATGCATTAAAAGATACTGATACCTTGGGTATGTATCATTTGTCATATTGGCAAGAATATATTTTTAACGCAGCAAAACAATTCAACATATCTATGACAGATAGTCAATTAGTAAACTTAACTAATCGTTGGGCGTTCTTTGATAAGTCATATAAGATTGGAGATATAAAAAAAGATTTCAAAGATAATCCAAAATTCATTGACTGGGTAATTAATACTGATAAACTTGACCACAACCGAATGTTCAAACAAAACATAAAACCATTTGAAGTATTATTCTTTCAAGTCGGAGCAGAAATATTAA